CTGCATTTCTTCACCGTTAAAGGTCAAAAACTGCTGTCTGAGTACCGACACGCTGTCCTTTGTGAGCATATCGAGTGTGATTTTTTCTTTAAGTTCCATAATTTTTACCTCCGTTATTTAATTTTGTACAAGCAAATCACATTAATTTGCTCGCCGTCTGCGAATGTATATGCGGTCTTATCCTGAGTCGAAAACTGTAGCCAAGTGTTATTTTTCGGAATGGCAAATTTAAAGAGCTTGCCAAGGTTTGAAATACCGACACAAAAAACATTGTCCTCGGAAATACATTTGTACGGCAAATCAATCAGCGGACACATGCTGTTGCCGGCAAGAGATACTGCGTTCATTTTGACCGTTGCACTGACGATTACGATGTCACCAATCGTCTTATATGTACAGTTTGCACTTTTGATTTTATCGGTGACGGTTGAATACGGTGTGAGTGTTGATGTACCACTTTCAATATTTGACGAATCGTATTTAGTCGCCAAGGCGGTTTTATCTGCTTTCACAAGCAGAGCGTTGTAAACTGCTCCGCTTGTGAGGTAACACGGGCTGTTATTTTTTGGTTCGCTGTCGAACGGCATTGAATCGAGCTTTCGGGCAAGTTTTTTATCTGTTCCTTCTCGTGTATATGCGTCTGAAATGCCGTACCCTGCGAGAGTATTGGCTTTATCAGCTTTTTTTGCAAGATTTGTGTCGACTGTATCAAGCCTTGCCCCAAGTGAATTAGAACCACCTCTTGCCGTGGCTATTTCGGTTTCAAGTGCAATTGCCCCGTCTGTTGCCTGTTCAATCCCCTCGTCCATATGGTTGAGGTTGTCGGCAGTCAGCGGAGTTGCTGTTGAGGGGGTATTTTCCCAGTTCATTCGTGTGTATTTGTTCAAAATTATTCTCCTTTCGCTGTGATTTTGTCTGTGAGTGCCTGTATGCCCGTAAGCTCTCTCGATAACACATATGATGTCACGGTTGCGGTTTGCGGAGTGCCGTCAGCGTTATAGGCATAGTTGCCGTCAGCGTCGGTAACATAGTATTTGATTTGCACCATATCGCCCGGCTCAACCCACAATCTGCCGTCAAGGGTTGCCTCGATAGGCTTATAAATTTTATGGTGTATTCGCTTGCCTGTATCGCCTGAAAACAAATTTTCAAACTTGTGTATCCACGCACCGCCTGCATTATCGTTTTCCTGCCATACAAGAATGTTGTCTGTCATATCATAGGTTTTACCGCTTAAAAACTTGTAGCTACGCACCTTTGCGGTTCGTGTAGAACCTCCGATTGCAAAGTCAACAGTCCCGTATGTACCGCTTGATTTTTCGTCAGCGTTGAATGCCTCGTAAAAGTCATATTTTTCTGCTTTTGTTGTATCGGTTTCAAGGTTGACAAAAACAATGTTACCGCCTTTTCGGTTATCGGGTTTAACAAAAGCAAACACACCGAGCATTTCCGCTGTATAATTAAGCAATTGACCGTAATTAACCTTTTCGGAATCATCAAGCCATACTTTGTTAAAAATTTTCATATTCTTAACAGTCAGATTCTCAACCTTGTTGATAACCTCGTTAAGTAAACGGTCGGATAAAAAATGGGCATCAGGTTGACCGCATAGGTTAATAAATTTTTCAGAAACCATTGCCAACAGTGCATAGACCGAAGTACTGTTAGAATTGTTATTCCAGAGCTTTTGCAGAGCGTTTGTACAGTCGGTTTCATAAAGCTGCGAAATCACATCATAGGCGGTTATGCTGATTTTGTTCTGATCCGTTTTATTGACCTCGGCTTTGTCAATCATACCGTTAAAAATGCACCACGACTTTGTTGTCACGGCTTCGCCCGGATAGAGAGTGTCGCTTGGATATAATGAACTGCTCGGCAGTATCGGAGAGCCTGACGGAAAAGTTTGTGTCAGCTTAACTAAAATCCAACAACCGACAAGTTTTGAAACATCAAAGGTTCTGCCAACGGTGTTCAGCAGTCCGATTTTAAATTCTGAGGCAATGCAACCGCCAAACTTCAACTTATTTTCGTCACAAATCGACTGTTTAAGGCTCATACTTTCGCTTTCAATGTTGGTTTCGGTGATAACATCAAACTTGCTGTCAGATGAAAAGATTTCGAGCTTGTTTGAAATCAGCTCGTTAATAATTTTCTGCTTATGCGTACTTGAAACGGATAGCAATCTGTCACCCCCTTAATACTCAATAAAAGTGAAAGTCACGGCATTGTATATGATGTTGTTTTTGGTGATTTTCTTGACCTGATAGGTGATGTCGGGCATATAGGCGGTCATTGTGCGATATGCAAGAAGTTCATCGTCCCAATACTCGACATGGATTTTACGCTGTTGAGAGTTATCCCACGAACTATTCAAAGCACTTCTAATTGACTGCATTTGTGCAAGGGTGAGTTCATCAACGGTTGTAAACTCAATTTTCGACTTGTAATTTGGCGAAGTTGTGCGGTGCAGAAGATTGTTGCTGTCACGGTATGCCTTGATTTCGGTTCTCTGGAGCGGAGTGCCGTTGTAGTTATCCTTTGCAATAAGCTCGTGCGGAAACAGCTTACCGCTCTTAGGAAACCTTATTAAATAACCTTTAAAATTTGCCATGTCATCCTCTCCTAACCTAACGCACCGACACCGTGACGCTTTTTGACTGCGTTGTTGCGTTTTACAATGTTGTTAAAAATCACCTCGCCGTCAAGATTTACAGTAAGGTTAATGTCACCGCTGTCACCTGTTGAGCCTATCTCTGTCATAGCCTCAATAAGTGCCTGTTTGATAGTTGAAATCGGCGAAACAACCTCAGCCTCACGCTTGTTATCACCGAGTACGGCAAGAAATTCACCGTAATTTGCCGGAACAACCGTACCTGTGGCAAGTCGGGGAACTGTAATGTTAGGCAGTCCGACATTGCCGTTTACACTTCCTAACGCTTCATAAGCAATCTTTGCCGCTGTACTCATTCCGCCTGAAATAGCACTGCCGAGGCTGTTGAACGGATCTATAAAATTGTTTAAGAAGTTTTGAACAACACCTAAAAATCCGTTCATAGGCTTTTTTACAGCACTCTTGATACCCTCAAAAGCATTTGAGAAAACGCTTGAAATCGGATTGATATGTGTTGAAATAAAGCTAAGCAGTCTTGCAAGCGGATTTTTCAAGGCATATATTCTGTCACGAATGCCGTTTGCAAGACCTTGAACCGTGTAACCGCCTCTTTCATACATTTCTGTTGACGGGGAATGAATTCCCATCGTGGTATCATATTCTGAACGCACAATAGAAGCAAGACCGTGACTGTTTTTGACAAGCGCACCTTTGTATGCGTCTGTACCCTCAACAAGACCGAGAACCGTGTTTTTACCTGTATCTTTTGCAGCTTTTTGCAAATTGTTCAAAGATTTCCACTGCGAATTTTGAACATCCGTTGTACTGATAAGACCTGCATTGTAAGCCATAAGAACAGCGGCGGCGTCTGAATAGTTGCCATTAACAACCTTTTGTACATCTGTAAGGTCATCACCCGTCATAGTCAGTTTGTTCATAGCGGCAACAGCTTTATTTACCGAACTTGTTGCACCGTCAAGAGATTTTGTTTTGCTCTGAATATTCTCGAAGTATTCAATGCCCTCTTTCCATAAAGCGTCGTTTTTAGCACCGCCACCAAAATAGTAATTTTCAAGAGCCTGCATACTTTTGCCGTTTTTCTCAAGCCACTTTTTCAGTTTTTTCTGTTCGTTTTCAAGGTCTTTTTTCTTGTTGTTATAATCTGATTTTGCACTGCTGTATTTCTTTGACGCAAGAATTCGTTCTTTGCTATTTTCAGAAGATAATTCAGCTAATGCGGCACTATTTGCAAGTTGTTGATATTTATCAATTGTACTGTCAATAACCTTTTGCACCTCGGCTAAATCACCATTTAAGTGTACTTTGCCGTCAGCACTGACAGTAACATATTGATTCCACACATCACTGAAACCGTCAACATTGTTTTTAAAATATGTAACAATGGTTTCAAGCTGTGCCTGCTCTTCTGGACTAAGCGTAGCTTTCTGTAACAGTTCATCAAGTTTCTGTTGGTAACTGTCAACAAGTGTATTGTCTGCATACAAGCTGTCCATTCGTTCAAGAGTGTCTGACAAATTATCCTCAATACCTTGCGTAGTTGTATCAAGCCTTGATTTTATACCGTCAATTTCATCAGCAAATTTTTTAGCTTCGGAATTACTCCAAACAAGCTGATTATATACAGTAACTGCAGTCACAAGTCCGGTGATGGCACCGGCAACGGCTAAGATTGGATTTGCAGAAACAGTTGTCAAAAATAACTTTATAGCATTTTTGACTTTGTCAATTCCGCTTGCAATCGCTTGTCCTGCCTTGAAAACAACAACAGCTGTACCGACTGCAGTAATGCCGCCTGCGATAGCGTACAAGGTTTTGTCACTAATAGATTTAACTATTTTGCTTAACAGTTTCAATGCTCCTGCAAGGGCTTCTACAAGTTTCGGAACTGCTTCTTCAATTGTCCATTTTGCAAGTGGGAGAAGAATATTCTTGTATGCCTGTTTCAGCTTATCTCCGCAGGCTTTGAGCAAATCCCTGAACGCCTGTCCGAGGTCGGCAACAGCTGATACAAGCGGTGACAAATCAAGACTTTCAAGCCATTCAAGGCGAATCTCTGACATATCGCTCAAAAAGCCTGTGATATCTTCAACAATGCCAAGGATTGCTTCCCAAATCTTTTTGCCCGATTCATTTTTGTCCCAAGCCTGTTTGATTTTAGTCCGCAGAGTTTTGGTGTAGTTGTTGCAGTTTTTGATAATATTCAGAATATTAGTCCAAATTCTCTCACCGGTGCCGTTATTCCACACTTTGCGAAAATCCTCTGCAATCGTGTTTACAAGTTCAAGCAAACTGTTCCATTTGTCGATAATGGATTGCACAACCTCGTCACCAAGTCTTGCCTTATTCCAAGCCTTTGTAAACGCTCCCGAAATATCACCGATGATATCAAAAACATTTTTCAAAAGCTGTTTGATGTTTCCGATGATCTTTTCGCCTGTACCGTTTTTCCACACTCTCTTCCACGATTCGCCGATTGAAACAAAAGCATTTTTCAGATTATTCAAGGCTCTTTTAATGCTATCAAAAACCTTGTTTGTACGCTTTTCAATTGCTGTTGCGGCAGTATCAAGTGCGTTGACTGCGGCTTTAGATGATTTCTTTGTGGGGCTGTTTACTGCTGTACTGTCATCTGATGAACTGTTTTCAAGGCTCATCACGTTGAGCCTGTCAAATCCTTGAAGATTGTCTTTAATTTCCTTTGTCTTTTTCGATGTTGTGGCAAGTGCAGAGTTTGCACTCTTTGTTTCATCGGCGAGGTCTGTCATTTCAGAGCTTGCGGAATTTGCGGAATTGTCGGTTGCAGATGAATAGCCGAAAACCTGTTCCGTAAAGCTTTTGAATTTTTCCGTTGCAATATCTAATTTTTCGATAAAGGAATTAAAATTTTTCAACAGCGGAGAAAACACATTGATAAGACCTTGACCGAGTGTAGCTTTCAGGCTGTCAAGTCGGAGCTGTAAAATTCTTGTCTGATTTGCCCAACTGTCCTGCATTCGGGCAAAGTCACCCGTCGCATTGGCGAGCTGGTCTTGAACAAACTTGTAACGCAATGTTACTTTTTCGGCTTCGGTCATTTTAGCTGTGGTCTTACCGTAACCGTTTGCAAGAGCATAGCTGTCAAGCGCGGTCTGCGTCATTACGATGCCTAAATCTTTTAAAGTTTCGGTTTCGCCCGAAAATACTGATTTAAGTTTTGTATAGGCTTCGTCCTGTCTGATGTTGTAGAATGAAGCAACATCGCCTGCAAGTCCTGTCAGCGTGGTTGACATATCATAGGCTTCTTTCTCTGTAAAACCGAAAGCCTCAGCCATTGAGCCGAAAGTACCGACATACCGCTTTGCCATTGTTTCGGACAAACCAAAAGAATTAGCTGCACTTTTTGCCCACTTGTCAACCTGTTTGGTCATTGCCGGAAAAGTAACATCAACAACATTCTGCACCTCCGCAAGGTCAGAACCAAGCTCAATGCACTCTTTGCCGAAATTTGTAATTGCATAAGTGCTGAAAGCAACAGCGGCAGTCTTTGCAAAGGTCTTAAGCTGATTTTTTACCCTTTCGATTGATTTGGTAACAGTAGTATTAACCTGTGCCAAACCGCCGTTAAAACCCGATGTATCAAGTTTCGTGTCAAAATTCAGATAACCGTCAACCGCCAAATTTTCACATCCTTTCATTTAAAAATGGGCATAAAAACAGCGCACACCGTTATGATGTACGCTAATAAAATTTTGCAAAAGAACAGCCACCCCGTTTGGAGTGGCTTTTTCGTTATTGTAATACTATTGAATCAATTATTGCCGATAACAGAGTTTCATCTTCCTCTGAAATAGGCTCGGTTGAGGAATAAGAAAAATTGTATGCACCGTCATTCCATAAAAAAGCATAAGTGTGTGCATATACACCTTCCATTTTATACGAAAATTCTATTCCATAACACGATGCTATTTCTAAATATTTTTTGCTGGATAATTCAAAGTCCCTATCACCTTTCATTCCCTCCACAATACTATCTAAAAGTTCATTAGCCTGCGATTCGGTGTATAAAAGAATATCGTCACTCAATTCCGTATAACTTACAAGAAGATTATCATTTTCTGGACTTTTGTGATTAAAAATCAATCCGCTTGTACCTTTTGTTTCAAACTGTGACGGAGTACAGTATTTAATATCTTTTAAGGTGTTTTCGATAGCTAAATCGTACTCTGCCTTTGTTGTTTCCTGCACCGTTGTGGGAATTTCTGTCGTCACAGGTTCAGTGGTTTCAGCCTTTATATCGGTGTTTGAACTGCTTTCCGCTGTTGTACCGCAGCCAACAAGCGATACTGCAAAAACTGCGGTTAATGCTAACGCTATGAGTTTTTTCATCATTCATCCTCCTAAATGTTAAAACAATATAATTTTTACTTAATCATACACTAACATTTAGAGAATGTCAACAATATGTGATAAGATACTACACTACACGAGCGAATTTATGAAGTCAAGTTCCTCTTTATCTTCGGCTGTGAGTTTGGGCTTTAGGTCGATAAGTTCTTTATGTTCGCTGTAAAAATCCCGTTCGGTTTTGTCGAGCTTCTTATGCTTTGCCTTTTTGGTGCGTATTGAAATCACCTGTGTAAACAAGCCGTCGCCCACTTCATTGAACAAGCCGAGAAAAGTCCACCAGTGCATATAATCGACTGTGCGTGTTTCCGCTCCTGCAACCTTATTGAGAGCAGGGAAGATTATATGTCCGTCCTGTTCCCAATCAAGCACACGAACGGGGAGCTGTTTGCCCTGCGGAATATCTCCGCCGTCAAGATACCAAGTTGCCCTGTCAAGTGCCTTTTGGTAATTTTTGGGAATTTCCTTGTAAAGGCACTCGACACACACTCGGCATTTTTCAAAATCGTTCAGATCATCGTCTGCATAGGCTTTGAAAATCAGCAGAGCAACACGGAAGTCGGAATTGATTTCGTAGTTTCTGCCGTCAACCTCAAGGCTTTTCGGCAGTAATTCAATCACTTTTTCACCTGTGAAGTGTATTTGCCGACTTTCTCATCAGAAATTTTCTGTGCCGATTCAAAATCAGCCTGCATAACAGGAATAAGTACTTCAAGGAAGTTTTCAAAAATCGGCTTACCGCCCGCAAGTGAAAGACAGTTAATTTCACCAAAGGCAACCGTGCAGACATCCGAACCGAAAATGTAGTTAATCTGTTCTCTGATGTCCTTGTCGCACTCGGTGATAAGCTGAATTGCGTCTGTGTTTTCAGCTTTTTCAGCGTTTTCATACTTCTTCTGAATCTGCTCAATATTCTTGACTGCCTTGTTGAGCCTTGCAAGAATGCCCACATCCGTGGTGTTGATACGGATTACTGCGTTTTCGTCATCGCCAATCTGATACTCCTTGTAACCTCTGTCAAAAACAAGTTTCTGCATAAATCAATCCCTCCCCAAAGATTAAACCGTTGCGGTAAAGGTCGGCACTTTCTTCTCAATTGTAGCCGTACCCTGCTGTCTGTCGCCGTTGAATGCGATGTTGAACGGAATGTTCACACCGCCCTGAGCACCGCCGTAGGACTGTGGCTTTACGATACAGGTTTCAGTCCAAGCGTCATACGGACCTGTCTTCTTATCAACAAGGACTTCAAGAATTGCAGTCTTGCAGTCATCACCTGTAAGGCGGTTCATTGCAATATCCTTAATCTTTTCGTAGATTGCATCGCCTGTGTTTGCGTAATAAGTGTCTGCGTCAATTGACGGTTCATAGCCGTTATCGTTTACAACGGTCTCATCAAGAATGTTCTTGACTGTTTCTGTGTCGGGGTTGAGTTCAACGGACATATCTTCAATATCTCTGCCAATCAAAAACCACTTAGGGGTTTCGCCACCAAACGATGCATCTATGTAGTGCATAAGATAACTTCTTTTGAGTTTACCGATATCGGGTGTTGTTGCCATAATTAAAATTCCTCACTTTCGATTTTGTAATCTGCGGTAATCTGTAACTGATACATTACATTACCAATTAAATTGCTGTCGGGTATGTCATAAAGCATACCGTTTGAACAGGTTATTTTTGTGAGCGTACCTGCAAGCTCATTGTCGCCAACCGTTACGGTCAGCGTTTGCCCTTTTGCCTGTTTTTCAAGCCACAGCTGTAACTCGTTAATAAGTCCGCTGTTGGCAAGTCGGTCATAGTCATTAACCGACTGATAAACAGCGTACAAGATGAATGTGTGCTGTCGCTCCTGATTGCCGAGAACATCGGATTTAATCAGTGTGTCGCCTGTCGGAGATAATCCGTAGCTGTCGGTGTCGGGGGTTGTGTAGTCAATGTGCAGGACATCGTTCAGCTTTGGAAAGCTCATCACAATGCTCTGCATAAGTTCAATTATGTTCATTCTGCCTTGCCTCCTGCCACTTTAGCAGCACCCTGTAAAATCTCTTTTTTACGGTCGGCTTTCATTCGTTCAAACCACATCTTGCCGGCAAGAGGGTGCTTTGCCCGAGAATAAACAAGCATTTTACCTGTGGGGTGTTTCTTCTGTCCTTTAGGGCTGAAATAGCCCACAATAACACCGTTTTTCTTAATCGGGATATTAGGACCGTAAACCTTGCCGTAGTAGAGATACCTCGCATACGGTGTGTTCTGATGAATTTCGCCCGAGCCTATAACCGTTGAGAGGGTTGCCGACTTTTCAAGCACGCCGTTTCTGAACGGCGTATAGGGTTTCATCAATCGTAAAACCGTGCTGTCAACATACTTTTGCACCTTTAACACATCGGCATTTTTGCGGACTGCAAACTTTTTATCCCAGAGGAAACCTGCCGTACCGTTTTTTGACTTGATGACAAAATCGGGCGGTTGAACAATCTTCATACAATCACCTCGCCGAAATTTTGATGTGCTGTAAATCGGTTACGCCGTAAAGCTTTTCATCAATCGACATAACCGCATAGCACCTGTGTTTTTGCTTTAGCGTTTTAAGGCTCTGTGACACGCTCTGAGGGTTTGAATTATCAAAGGTGAAATTACTCTCGCCCTTAATAATCATGTCCTGTGTGCTGTTCTGAGGGGTGCATAGCTGACCTGCAAAAAGGTTTTCGCTCGGCTTTAAAAAGCCGGGAAAAAGCCCTGCGGATTCAATCGGAATATACACCGTCACGCTGTCAGCGTTCTGCATTCCGCTTTTAAGCACATTGCGAGCCTTGTTCTCCTGCCAATGACATTCGGAAATGAAATATCGGTCATAGCCTGAGCCGTTGAATCTGTAGATTGTGCAGGAGCTTTCAGGGGTAATAATCATCTGCGACCACCTCTGTACAGCAAATCGCTGTCGGCAAGATACTTGTAGATTGTGTGTCTGACAGCCTTTTTATGGGCGGTTTTACGCTCTTCTTCGGACACATAGCTTACGGATTCATCACCGACGCTTGCAGATGAAATTCCTGAATTTGCGGACTGCTTTTCATCGTTATATACAAGCTCTGCAAGCTCACAACAGCAGAGTTTTACGCTTTCGGGAATATTGTTTCTGTCAACATTTTCGCCTGTGTATGCCTTAATGAGCAGGGTCGCAGAGCGTGCATAATAATCAAAGGCGGAAACAATGACCGCCTTTCTGCCACAGAGATATTCAGAGATGTAATAGCCTTCATCGGCATAAGCGGTCATAGTAACACTCCTTTAAGCCTCTACAGCTGAATGGCAGTAGATACCTGCCTTTTTATTCGCATAAACATCGGCAATACCGACCATACGATAACCAAACTTCCAACCGTCAGAACTCTGATTAACTGACGGCTCAATAACCTTTGTGTCAAGGTGCTTTGTGAACTGAATCGGAGCAGAGCCGTGAATAATCATAAAGTTGATATTCTTGCCCGAAGTCGCCTTTTTGTAACCGCCCTTTTCCTTGCTTGAGGATGTGCCGTCAAGCTGTTCAATTGCTGTATAGAATCTTGACTGAGGAACAAGTGTGGTATCTGCAAAACGGCTGAGAACCTCCCTTGACTTTGTTGTATCGAGATCCTGCACAAGACCGTAAAGCGGTGATGTGATGAAAAGGTGTCTGTTCTCGAAAGGAACTTCGTCCTCGTCCATTTTTGTTGAGGCTGTGCGGAGAGCCTTTACAACCTCTTCACCTGTTGTGAGAGTTGCACTCACGGAAGAAATACCGCTTGTACCGGCATACTTTGCAAAGCGGAAAGCGTCAAGCTCGGGAACAACCTTTGTGCGGATAAACTCGCCCGAAAGTCTGCCGAATGCAATGCCTGCCGTTTCTGCATTATCCATTGTGTCAACCGTGAACATTCTGCCACGGTCAAAGTTACATTTCACGGTTTCGTTCGTAAGCTCAACATCGCCGTCAACATAACCGCTGTTGCGTGAGTAGTCAGCAAGACCGTCCATTGTGAGCATCGGAATGATAAGCTCGTTTGCGTTAGCGCCCTGTGTTGCAAGGTCTGACGCACCGTCAATTTTGCTTGTGAGTGCCGACTGCTTATAGACCTCATCAAGCAACGCTGTGTACTGTTTAAAAAGTGCAATTGTGTTTGCCATAATAAAATCACCTCATAGATTTAATAAAATTATTTCTTTTCGGCAGAAAGTCCCATAGCCGCACGCATTGACGCAAGCGGATTTGAGCCTGTACCGCCGTTACCTGTATTGGTTGCACCGACAGGATTCTGAAAAGGCTCGTCAGAACCGAACATATAGCCGTTTTCGGACTTAACCTGTTCGAGAGCCTTTTTGATGTCATCTGCCTGATTTTTAGATGTTTTCAGGTTTTCAAGGTCAAGCAGAGCCTTGACAGCCTTTGAGTTTCTTGCACCGCTTTCCGAAATTGCACCGTCAAGCACTGAGTTAAATTCCATATCCGCAATCCTTGTCTGATACTCCTTCTCTTTGGTTACAAGGTCGCCGTTGAGCTTTTTGATTTCGCCCTTGAGCTCGTCCACATTGACACCCTCAAACTTTTTGAGTGCAGTCTGTGCAGTTTCAAGCTGTGACTTGTAGTTGTCCCTTGATGTGCGGAGCTTTTCAACCTCTGACACGGTTTTGTAATTATCCGCAAAGGCTTTTTCAAAGTCTACCTTTTTATCTTCGGGAACTGTAAAGCCGATTTCGGAGAGAAGTGTGTGTATATTCTTCATAGTAAATCCTTTCTGCATAGCTTGTATTCCGCTTTGCCTGCGGTAGAAATTCAGCCGTTGTAACCTACGGGAGGGTAAAATAAAAGCACCTTACATATTCGTAAAGTGCTTAATCTGCTTTTTCTGTTTTAACTGCTTTGGTTCTCGGCTTTTTGGGAGCGTCAGGCTTGACCTCTTCTGCAAAACCGCCGTCAATGAGTTCCTTTGCTCTCTGCTCGGAACATTCAAAAACTTCATTCACAGGTCGGGTTACATAGCCGTTCTGCCTGTCGTTAAATGCTGTTGTTACTCTGATTTTCATTCTGTCACCACCTTTCTAAACCGGTCGAAATCGACCGGTTTAACTGTTAATCTTTACTCTTAAATGTAATCGGCAAAATCTGTTTAGGCAGGAAGTTAATTTCATAACGGTATTTGTCCACTTCTGCACCGCTTATGTCCTCTACAACATACATAGTTTCATCATTAAGACCTATGATATGCTTTTTGTATTCACCCTTGCCCGTTTCGCAGACAACCTCAATTTGGTTATCGTCATTATCGACCTGTAATGAAAAAGCGGCAACAAGTTCAAATGACGGCTTATCGGTTCTTGTGTTAATAACCGTAAGCCTGCGTATCACATTGAAATTGTCTGCTTCCTGCGAAACATTGTACGATACCTGCGTTGCCTCGGTACAGCCCACAGTAACCAGTACGGTTGTTGCAATCATAACTACCATAAGTACAATTGCTAAAATTCTTTTTCTCATAGTATCAAACCTTTCTTTGATTAATAATAAAAAAGCACTCTGATTTCTCAAAGTGCTGATTTGATGTATTTAGTTCTGTTACGGCAAGTTGCAGGCAAGTTAAGCAATGCCGTGAACAAGCCGGTTTCCTTGCTCTGAACATATTCTCGGCAAGTTAAACAACAAAACCGCCCTTTTTACGGAGCGGTTAGCTTTTGTTTCTTTGTTTTTCAAGTTCTTTAATTATTTCGTCAAGACGTTTTGAAGCTTCTTCGTTAGAACCATCTAAAACAGATTTGTTTATTTCTTCCATTCAAATAAACCTCCTTCTTGATGTTTACTTAAAAATTTATCAATAACCTTTCTGTATTCACTATCAGAACCTGTTTTTATCCTCTTTTTTCCCATTCGTTGTAACTCTGTTAAAAGTGATAGTCTGTCGTATCCTTTCAACTTTGTTAATACTTCAATGTTGCCATCGTTTTTCACAATAGTAAATGTTTTTATACTATCATTCTTAATAAATTCGATAATATCATTTAAAGAATAACTGCTGTTTCTCGGGTGATTGTGCATAACAAATAAATCTTTGCCTTGAAGTGCTGATCCAAAATCTATTTTTTCATCAGTTCCTTTAATAGGCTCTGTAATCATTTTGGACACATCATTTTTTAACACGAAGGCAACTTCTTTATTTTCATTTTGTTCTTTTGAAAATTTCAAAAGCTCCTTGTGTTGTTTTTGAATTTCCAAACACTGCTCTTCTGTATAACCTTCAATATCAACTTTAGGAATACGACTGATAGCTTTATCGGTTATCGGAGTAATAGGCTTTTTACTTTTCTCTTTTATTATAACACTTTTACCCGATTTTGCAACAGATTCAGCGGTGATTTTATTAACATTCCCTGCTTTTTTCGGGAGTTTTGAGCCTAAAGCATTTTTGCCGTTTACGGTTATTCTTTCCCATTGTTTGGGAAGTCCCATAGCTTTTGAAAACTTTACATATTCGTCCTGCCTTTGAAAATATCTGACCTTTGCGCCTGTGATTGTATCGTCATCGGCACCGCCCTGTGTGAGCAGTTCAATCTTCTGTCGGTCGGCACGCATTGCGGTTTCAAGCTGTCTTTGCCTCTGCTGTGCCTCATATGCCGTGTACTGTCTGCCGTTGTATTCTTTCGGCGTGTTCTCTTCCTCGTTCATACGGTCAAGTTCTTCTTCGCTGTATGTCGGGGTATCAATGCCCTTGATGAATGGCGAATAGCTGTGATAGCAATTCGCACCGCAAAGACCTGTGACCGTACCCAATCCACAGACGGTTTCAAGCTCCTTTTTGCTGTACACTCTGCCCTGCCACACCTGATGTGTCGGTCTTGCACCACGGTGATAGCTGACCTCGAAACATTCCGTGCCGAGCTGTTCGGCGTTGTCCTCGTTGACCTTTGCGACAACCTGATTAAAGCCTGTCATCAACGCCCTGCGTGCCGCCACATCAACACGATTGCTCCAACCACTTGCATAATCAACGGTACGCAATCCGCTGTCGGTCATAGCTTTAACCGCTTTTTTAAGGACTGTGTTATAATCAACCGCACCGCTTGCAATCTGCATAAGTCCGTTGTCAAGAGTGCGTTGGTAAAAGTCCGCAAGCGGAGTAAATGACAGCGTATTGTCGGCATTTCTCACGGCGAATCCGAGTGAGCCTGTAATGTTCCTGTACTCCGATTTTGTCTGATTTTTAACCGCCTTTACAAGTTGTTGCAACTGTTTATTTTCTGCATAAGGAATATACTCTTTGCCCTTGCTTGTATAAAGCTCCTCATTTCTTGCATATCCCGATTTCACAACTTCGTCATAGATTCTGTCGATTTCATCGTCAGACACATTGAGCGTGCTTTGAATAAGGCTGTCTATTTCATCCTTACTCACGCCCAATTCATAAAGCCTGTTTATCTGCCAATCGGCGGCAGAGATTATCTCCTCACCGTTAGCTTTCAAACGCTCCGTAAGGTCGGACATAATATTTAACTGTAAACTGCGGTACAACTGTTCCATAGCCGAGGGCAAAGCCTCAATTTCAGTCGGAGTGAACATTATTCGATAACCTCAGAGGATTGCGGAAGATTCTTTTTCGCTGTCTTTTCGTCCTCTCCATACCACTTCATACGGTACTCATCAGGTCGCATAATACCAAGGTTTAAGTCCTGAATATCCTGCTTGCGTTCGGTTTCTTCATCGGTCAGAATACTGTCCTTGAAATCGCATACAAACGAATAACCGCTTGTTGTAAGCGAATTGTAAAACGCAAGAGCATACACCAAGTCATCAAGGCAATAGCGAAGTTGCTTCTGAATTGCCGTGACGGTGTTGTACTTTCTGTCCTTTGCCGACTTAATCTCCGTAGCAGTCTTTGCAACTGTTTCGGGGTTTGAAAGGTCACCGTATGCAAGACCGACCGCAAATTCAATCATACGCAGATATGTATTCAAGCCGTCCGTAATGTCGGACTGTCGGAACGCAGGCGAAAAGTCCTTGAACAGTTCTTCGTCACCCAAATCCACATCAACGGCACGGTACAAACGCCTGTTAAGTCTGTCGGCTTTGCCGTCCTTTAATGCGGCAGAATCAACATGAATTGCACGCTCTCCGCTTTCAAATTCCCAGTCAAGCCGTCCGAACTGCATATCGGCTTTCTGAATGATTTCAAGTCCGCTGTCAAAAATCGACATACCGCATGATGAGCCGTCAATCGTGTTTTTAATCGGCACTCTGAAATAACCAAACGCAGGTCTTTTCATATCGGGGTATGTGACCGCAGACGGTAAGTCTGCCCACTCGTCAATGACAGCGAGAGGAATTTCAGTACCGAGAACCTCGGATGATGACGAACGGTAAGCCGTGTTAGTAACAGTCAAGCCCTTGTCCTTATCAAGGCTGTGATATTCAAGCCTTGTGTAGTAGTTGTCACCGATTTTCTTAAATTCGGGGAAGATGACCTTTACAAGCCTGTGCTTTGCGTCAAACTCAATCGGCACAAAAGCATTTGCCGAGATATATTGCACCCTGTCACCGCCCAAAGGCTTGATGACCATTGCACCCGTTGCAAGACCTGACTGTAACTCCGAATTAAGCTCCTCGGTTGCAGTTTCAAACAATTTTGACAGCGTTTCATTTGAGATGTTAACCGTCATTTCGTTAAGCGTAATGTTAGCAAACTCCCTTGTGATTGACTGCTCAAGCCTCAAACTGATGACATTTTCATCAAGCCACGGAGCTTTGCCGACATAGCAGTTTTGCCATATGCCGATAGCCTTTTGCATTTCTGCTGTAATCGCAAGCCGTAAATTAAGCGCCTGCCGAATATTTTCAAGCGGAAACATTCGCCTCCACACTCCCTTCAAAAAATCTATAAGTCCCATTTCACACCGCCTTTATAAACCGTTTCATATCCCTTTCAAATGTGTATTCAAAGCCGTCAAGGCTGTCGATATCTGTTGAACCGTCATCAAGCCGTTCATCGTCAAGTTTTTTATCATTCCACACAGCCTCACAGAGAGCCGTTTTAAGCGTTTTGCAACCGTCGGCATAAAAGAACCTGCCCGAGCCCATAAGTCGGAGCGTACAGCGAATACGGTCTTGTATGGGGTATTTCCTTGCAGGTCTGACAATTGTTTCGGGAAAAGTCTTTTCAAAGGCTCTTTTAATACCTCTGCCAAGTACGGTTTCGGCATTATCCCAATAGACAAAATCAACCTTTCCGCATAAGTCAAAAACAGACTGAGCAAACTCAATTGCCAGCCTGTCTAGATCGTTACTGTCATATTCTCCGAAATATCTTTCGCTCTTCAAAGCAATAAGATTTCCGTAATTTTTTGTTTTTGCCGTTGCGACAAAGGCGTGTCCTGATTTGTTACCGCCAAAGTCAATGCCGATTGTTATATCCCAAAGTTGAGATTTTAAAAACTGCCTTATTGGCACATCGGGATTTATTTCATCGACAATCTGACAGCAAAAGTCTTTTGGATTGTCGGCAAATCTGCGGTAAATTGCACCCTCTGCACGCACCCACTTGCCGAGAATAAGTCGGTCATAATAAATCGTTCCCTCGTATTCGTTGCAAAGGTTCTGAACAAACTCCTTTGAAAGAAAACTGTTGTCAAAGATTGTATATTCCTGCAAATAAATATCTGCGTCGCTGTCAATAAACTTTTTCAGCCAATGCGTAGGGTGTTCAGGGTTTAAACTGCCGTCAAAGCAGGAATACGGCTTGTCAAGTCGGGATTTCAGCATATTGAAAACATCTTCGTTCCACTTTGCAACCTCATCCCCGTATATATACTTTGCAGACGCACCCTGAATTTTTGCAACCTGACTGACCTTTTCCGCACCGAGACAATAGACATCTTCACCGCATACCTTTGCAATATTTCGGCTGTTGATTGTACCCACAATGTCGGAAGAGTAACGCTCACGCATAGGCTGTAAAACATTTCGCTCAATTGTTTCCTTTGATACGCCTATGATAAAGCACAAGCCGTCCTTGCCTATTCTTTCACGGATACGCATAGGAACAATACAGGTGACATCAACAAAGCTTTTGCCCGAACGAACGGCACCGCTTTTAATGTTCCAGCGGTGTACGGCATTTGCAATGTATTCCTTTTGCTTAATCGTGTACGGCATCGTCCTTTACACTCCTTTTTGCGTCCTCTCTGATTTCGTCAAGAATGTTGTCGAGCTTTTCAAGTGCGGTTGTGTCCGCCTCGTCCTTCTGCTTATCTCGCCACTTGTCGGGACGGCGGTTTTTGAGCCAAAATATCTGTGCCGTGGTGTTGCCGTCAAGTGCAGACGACAGTAACGCATTTTCAACCTGATAATCGACAACCTCTTTGCCCTTTTTTAGGGCATTACAAATATTACCATAACGCTTTTTCCATTCCCACAAGGTCTTTGCGGTAATGCCCATATTTTTAGCAATCTGCTCATCGGTCAGACCGTCCCTTGCCCAACCCTCAAGCAGTAATAAATTTTCCTCTTTCAGCCATTTTTCATACTTTCCCTTTGCCACCGTCACCACCTCTCTTTATTAAAAATTCTAAAAATCAGCAAACGAAAAGACAGCACATTGCTGCGCTGTCTTGTAGCAAGCGTCCGGATTTGCACCGGAAATTCATATCGCTATGCGTGTTCCTCACAACACAAAACCGCCCTCAAACGAGAGCGGTCTGTGCGATTTTTATCTTAGGAGAGTTTTACATATGTCCTGTTTGTCAAACTTTCATAATACCATTATACGCAGGGTAAGGGTGACATTCAATGACATTTCAAAATAATTTTACGAGAAATTGAACTTTTTTCGGAACGCCTGTAACGCTTCGCCGTGCAATCTCAGGGTATGCCTTACGCTCATTTCCATACTCTCGGCAATATCCTCCCACCTCTGACAATTTATGTAATACTCGGTCAAAATTGCAATGTAACGGTAATCGTCAAGTGCGTTGATTTTACTGCGGATTTCAGTTTTCAACCGCACAAGATTGTCAATTTCCCGATTGATTTCAGCCTGAAGGTCTGCAATCCTGTCAACAATCCGCATAGGGTCATTCACTCCCGATGTCTTAACAGGCTCGTTCTGCCTAACCGATACCTGTGCAATATTCAGCCTAAGTTTTGACAGCTCGTGTTCTTTCGTTCTGATCAGCTTATCCGAAACCCTGACCGAATATAAATAATCTTTAACCGTCAATCCGTATCTACCTCACTTTCAAGCCAATGTTTTGTACAGTCAATACAGCTGTTATTGAATCGCTTTTCCATAGGACAGCCGACATACGAAGTTCCATACGGGCAGTCGAAAAAATTCATACAACTCCGAGCCATTTCATCAATTGACATCTGTTTGATTTTTTCAAAGTTTGTCATTTTCTTCATCTCCTTCAAAATTAACAACTTTTCCGTTGTCGGTGTAATCTCGTTTGTCAAATTCAAGTTTCAGCTTGTCGATGACAACCCTGTCAATATGCTCCCAAAACACTTCATCAGTGTCGGAGTGTTCAATTATTTCGGTCATAGACTTTAGTGCCTTTGCACATCTGTCACGGCCAAAGCCGAAATCTTTATGCAAGGCATACAGCATTGTTTTAAATACTCTGCGCGTGATGTCTTTGTTTTCTTTTTCTCGGATCTGTTCATATGCGCTTTTTGCAATCCGTTCAGCTTCCTGTTTAAGCTGTTTCGGAATCTTAGGTGGTATTCTCGCTTTCATCGTTTGCTCTCCTTTCGTCAATCTTATCAAGTGCAGTTACAATCAACGAGCTTTTGGCTTTGGTGTCCATAAGCTCTGCCTGATAGTAAAACCGACCCGTTGTATTCCGTCTGATGATACAGCCTTTCAGAATGTATTCTGCTCCATTGTACAGCACGGTTCTTTCAAGGTTGCGTTTAACTTCCGAGATATTCACAGTTCTTCCACCTTGATGTAAATACCCGAAACCTCTGCCCAAAACTTTTCACATATCTCACTTGCAACAAGTGCGTCATCAGACCAAAAGCCGATAGCGGTCATACAGTCTTTTAGCATTTTTTGCAGATTGTCTGTATCGGGCTTTGTTATACGATATTCGCCGTCCTGATGTTTACCACGAGGGAAGCACCACTTTGTTATTAACCTGACACCCGACTTGTACGGGTCTGACGGTTTAAACTTTGCTAAATGTGACATGAGCTTTTCTCTTGCCTGTTTCACCTCGAGCGGATTGTAAAAAACAGGTTTGCCGTTTTTTACCATAACTTTATGTTCCTGTGCCGTTACGGTCGGCGGTATCATCGCCATAAAAAATTCAGTCTTCGTTGCATTCGATTTCATAATAATCAGCTCCGTGCCATACTTTTAATTTTGGGTCGTAAACTATGTATCCATTAGCGGCTACCTTATCCAATACATAACTTATCAACGCAGAATTTTTGGAAATCCACTTCATTACTTCGTCGTTGATATAACAATAATTCTCTCCATCTTTTCTTCGTTTTAGTGGAGGCATTCTTTTAGCGACTTTTAATCTTTTATCTTTTGAAGTCGATTTGCATTTTGCCATTTTTTACCATTCCTTTCTTAACTTTAAAATTTTGCTTTTAGTCACAGGTCAGGGGAAGGAGTTGTTGTGCGTAAGCTTCGCACAACTACTTCACCCCTGTGACCTTAGGGAACGGACATCGTTTATATATACGGTAGTATATATACTTTTTCTTTCCCTCGGAAAATCTCGAGAAAAAAGTCATTTTCCGTCATTTTTAGAAAAGGAAAATCTCGGGAAATTTTCCTTATTTTCCTTCACGGAAAGGGAAATTCTCGATAAAATTTTCCTTCCAAATTTGACGGAAAGGGAAAATTTATTCGACTTTTTCCTTTTCCTTTAATCCTGTTTTACCGCCGTCAACCCAAAATCCGCCGTGCTCTTTTAATCGATTTCGGACTGTTTTTTCGGTAACTCCAAGATATGTAGCAATGTCATTTATATCTGCCTGACCGTTATTTTCTTCTGCAGTAAACGCTGTCATAATAGATTCTGAGCGTTCTTTTTTGCGTTCCGATTCACTCTTTTTCTTACCGAAATTCTTCTTGTAAGGCGGGTTAAAATCGCCCTCAAAATTACAGTCTTTCAACACACCTGTTGTATCTGATTTGTGTATCGGATAATCAAACCAAAGATTAAGTGCATCAAATGTCGGAAACTCTCGCAGAGTACCCTCTATTCTCCACGCTGACATCCCTTTTACGGTTTTTTCGGCACGGGCAACATCTGACATCATCAGCTTAAAAGACTGTTCAGGAAGCGTTTTGCGTGCGATGTCAATCATATTATTTGCCATTACCAAATCGTCCTGCGAACACACTTCGCTGATTTGGTTAAAACGACCTATCCAGTCTTTGCAGATTTTACAGGTTCTTTCATCCTTTTGCTGCTTCATCAAATCTTCGCTGATTTCAAGCCTTGTAAGGTCAAGGAGTGCGTCAGGGTCACGGGCAAAAACACCCGAACCCGAAACTCTGTCCATTGACTTTTTACCGCCCTGAGCACCTTTGGAATGGTGGTGACAGTAGATTACCGCACATCCGATTTCTGTACACACCTTGTCAAACTGGTTGCAGAAGTGTGCCATTTGGTCTGCGCTGTTTTCGTCACCCGTGATAACCTTGTATATCGGGTCAATTACTACGGCTATAAAGTTGCCTTTCAGTGCTCTGCGAATAAGCATAGGTGCTAACTTATCCATAGGCACGGACTTGCCACGCAAGTTCCAAATATCAATCCTATTTAAGTTTTTGGGTTCAAGTCCTAACGCTTCATATACATCCTTGAATCTGTGAAAACAGGACGCACGGTCAAGTTCAAGATTCACATACAAGACATTGCCCTGCGCACACTTAAAGCCGAACCATTCTGTTCCCTCGGCAATTGCAATACACAATTCGATAAGACCAAATGACTTACCTGCTTTTGAGGGTCCGCCGAGGAGCATTTTATGTCCCTGTCGCAATACTCCCTCAATCAGAGGCGGAGCAAGTTCGGGAGGATTTTCAAAAAAATCTGCAAGGTTGTCAAGGTCGGGTAAGTCATCGTTAATGCTCTCCACCCAGTCTTTCCACTCGGCAAAGTCTGATTTACCGATGTTTGTGTCAATGATAAACTGCTTTTTGCCGTTGCGGATAACACCGGGCATACGGCTCAGCCTTGACGGATTGCGGTTCTGCTTGTCGATTTCAAAGCCGTTTTTATGGCATACATTGTAGAGATAATCAACCCTTTTGCGGTATTCGTCATAGTTTGCGGCATCAATCTTAACAATAGCGTGGACTGATTTTCCGCCCGAATAAACAAGCACCGCAACAGGCAGCTCAAGCTCTCTGATGATTGCATTTTGTTCTTCAAGAGCCATACAGTCAGATTCCACGAGAGCATAACGATAATCGGTTACATTCTCATTTTTTACACCCTTGCCGTCCAATGGGTTGAACCTTATCCACGCTCCTGCTTCAGGCTTGTAATCACCGAATACATTTGATATATCACCGTCACAATTGTTGAGGGCGGCAATAAGCTCACCTGCCGTACGGTCACAACTGCCCTTTGTAGGCAGATATTTAACCTTGCCGTTATCGTTCTTCTCCCAAGTTTCGGTTACATAGCCAACATTTTCGGAGCTGTCAAAGAGGGTTTCAAGGTAGGTTACAATTTCGTTCACCGGATTCCAGTTTGCAGGTTCGTGAAATTTTACACCCTCACAGGCTGTTACTCCGATATCGCCCTTATCGCCCTGCTCAAAAGCAATTTCGTCATTCCAGCCGAGTTCTTTCGATTCACGGAAAGTCATACCTCTGTCTTTTGCCATTTGAACTATCGTGCCTGCTGTGACAGGTGAGGCAGAGCCGTTAAAGCTCTGCCATTTCTTTTCACACTCACCGTTGTGATATCGGCTGTCTGCTCTGCTCCAATCGTCCCAGTCCTTTACGCTGTATCCCTCTTGTTTGAGTGCCATTCCGACATTTACCCAGTCTTGGTAGTCAAGCTCTGATGGACTGATGTATTCAAGTGCATTAAGTAAGTCCAACCGTATTCACCTCGCTTTGCGGTACATATGTTTTCGGGTTAATGTTTTTCGGAGTTCTCCAACCGTTTGCGGCAATCCTTGAAATCAAAGCTGACGCTTCGTCAAACTGCCATTTGCCCACGTGCTGAAAACCTCTGCTTTCAAGCATACGGATTTGTTTAGGTGTGGTTAAGCCCTCAATTCTCCGCTTTTCGAGCCTGTCAAGAATAAGTTTTGCTTTGCCGGCGCTCTGAATTTCATCGGGGAATATTCCGAGCTTTTCAAGCTTTGCTTTCTGTTTGTCTGTAGGCGGAGAACACTCCCAGCCGAATGCCGGAACATATCCTGCAAGGTCCTGCGCCTGAATTGACATTTCGTACTGCAGTGGATCTACAAGTTTGCGTTTGCGTGTTCGCATTTCCGCAAGCTGATTTGCAAGCGCTTCTTCACGCTGAGCCACAACATCTTCGCTTGCTTTTTCCTCTGCTTCTTCAATATCAATCGGACATCCTGCCTGTTCCGATAAGTTTTCGGTCATTTTTTGTGCGACTTCATCGTTGTCGCAAATGAGATGTGCAGGTCTGCAAAGTTCGTGCCGTTCTGTATGCCATAAAAAGTCGAGCAACAAAAGCTCCGTCTTGTTTGGAGCAAGTCTTGTACCTCTGCCGACCATTTGGCAGTAAAGTCCACGCACCTTTGTAGGTCTCAAAACAACAACGCAGTCAACGCTTGGGCAGTCCCAACCCTCGGTTAAAAGCATTGAGTTGCACAACACATTGTATTTATCGTTTTCAAAGTCCTGCAATATCTCTGCTCTGTCCTCGCTGTTACCGTTGACTTCTGCCGCCTTAAAACCTTTCTCATTCAAAATGTCACGAAATTTTTGTGATGTTTTTACAAGAGGTAAAAACACGACAGTTTTACGGTCTTTACAGTATTTTTTCATTTCCTCGGCAATCTGATAAAGATACGGATCAAGTGCCGTGTCAATGTCGCTTGCTTTAAAATCTCCTGCTTGTGTGGCAACTCCCGAAAGGTCAAGTTTAAGAGGTATAGTCACAGCTTTAATCGGTGACAGATAACCCTCTTTAATAGCCTTAGGGAGCGTGTATTCATACGCAAGCGAATCAAATACTGTTCCTAAATTTTTCATATCTCCTCGGTCGGGTGTTGCGGTAACACCCAACACTTTTGCATTGTCAAAATGCTCAAGCACACGCTGATAGCTGTCGCTGATTGAGTGATGTGCTTCATCAATAATGATTGTGTTGAAATAATCGCTGTCAAAGTTTGACAGCCTTTTCTCACGCATAAGCGTCTGTACAGAGCCTACAACAACCCTGTTCCACGAGCCTATGCAACTTTGCTCGGCTTTTTCAACCGACGAATTAAGTCCTGTTGCTTTTTGGATTTTGTCTGCCGCTTGGTCGAGCAATTCTCCACGGTGGGCAAGTATCAGCACCCTGTCACCTCGACGGACACATTCTTCGGTGATTTTTGCAAAAACTATCGTCTTGCCACAGCCTGTAGGCAAGACAAGTAATGTTTTTAAATTGCCGCTTTCCCACTCGGAGAAAACGGCATTCTTCGCTTCATTCTGATACGGTCGAAGTTGCATTAAAAGCTACCCGGTGTCCAGTTATTCGGCATCGCAGTATTTGACGTTGCAGGCTGTGTATTGTACTGTGGCGGATATGTAGGCTGTACATACTGCTGAGGTGCAGACTGTGCTACGGCAGGCGATATCGTTGTCACCTGCTCATCGTAGGCATAGAAATACTTAATGTCATTTGTTACGCCCTCTGTGCCGTCATTTTTGGTGTATTTGCGGATAATGACCTGACATTTACCTTTCTTGCCGATAATGCCTGTCCAGTCCATACGGAGCGGTTCGCCGTGCTTTTTCATCGACACGGACAAAAAGAGCTGTGACAGCTTCCATTCAAGCGAGGAGTACAGTACGAAATTAACTGTAATTTCTCGCTTGTCATCTGCTCCCCACACATCAAAAGTCACCTTTGCCATATTGCACGGCGGCAGTTTGCTTTTACCCTGTGAGCGAGCACGCTCAACCTTTGCTACTGTAAAATCATAATCACCCTCGGGGAGCGGTTCATAATTTCCGCCCTCTTCGGTTATTTCGTCGTTCCAACCCAATTCTCTATCCATTTATACATCTTCCTTTCTTATTAAAACGGTAAGTCACGGTTGCTCTGTATCACTTCGAATACCTTATTCCACGCTCCCACAAGGCAACCGTTAATAAATCGTGGGTCATAGTTTGTGATTGGTGTATCGTAAGGGTAGTGTCCCTGTGTAAACACCGCCTGTCTGATTTTGCTTTCATCAACACCGTTAGCTCTCATAAGGTCGGCAAGAGCTTTTGGTATGCCCTCGGGAATATTGACAGATTTATCATTCTGTATCTGAAGTGTTGACAGCGGAACAGGCTCGGGAACTTTTTCAATCTGCGTAGGTTGTGGCACAGGCTGTGTCGCAGGCTCTGCCTTAGGTGGTTGAGGTATCGGATTCTGCGAAACAGGACCGTTATTTACAGGTGCAACATCATTAAAAATATGGGCAATGCCTGCATAGCTAAAATCCATTTCTTCGGGCAGTCCGTGACGATTCTTTGCGTCCCAACAGGGATGATGAAGCGTGTGCATTACTCTTCCTCCGCCCTGCGCTTTGTACTTTCTGCCGTCTTTGTCGGTTGCTACCGCTACTGTTTTATAGTTTGCGAAAAGCACCATATCCGCCCATTCTTTTACAAGCGGAGAAATCTGTGAAGCAGTCTTTTTGCCGAGTTTAAGCTCCCAACGGTCATATTCACCGATTTCATCAGGCTGTGAAAACTTGCGGAGCTGTGCGTGTGCGGTGAGCACAACATTGATACCTCTGTCAATCAAATCTTCAAGGCTGTTCAAAAATCTGCCGAACTCCTCTTTTTCGTAAACATATCCGTTTCCGTAACCGAAATCCTCAATACCTTTTTTGCCGTACTTTGAGCAAATATCATCAATACAAAGCTGTTCTGCCCAGTCGATTGTGTCAATGACAACCGTCTTGCATACAGTCGGATTGCTTTTGATATATTCAAGCTGACTCTTGAGCATCGTCCACGATGTCGGCTTATCCATTCTTGCAACATCAAGGTTTTTTGTACTACCCTCAGTGTCGATAAACAGAGGATTCGGAAACTGCGAAGCAAAAGTTGACTTGCCGATACCCTCGGGACCGTAAATTACAACCTTTTGAGCCGACTTGATTTTACCTCTTGTGATGTTCATTATCTCACCCCCTGTACATCTGAAAAATTGATTTTATTGCCGTCAACATCAATGACAACATAGTCGATTGCGTAGTTGAGCAATTCGTTTGTCAAATCCTGTATTGACTTGCCTGTCATACCTGCAATCAAAACAATTCTTGAATAGTTTTCAGGCATAATCTTGACCTTGGTATAACCGCAGGCAAGCTCTCTGTGCGGATTGCATTTGATTATACATTCATTTGTATTTGTTTTTGCTGTTGTTTTAGCTGTAGTTCTTGTAGCCATAATTAAAACTCTCCTTCTGTCCAAGTCGGTGTTGTAACAGGTGCGGTTGTTTCGGACTTAATATAACCGTCATCAATGATGATTGAACATTCATCACCGTTTGAAACTCTTGCTGCAATAGCCTGCAATCCCTCTGATTCAAGCCATTTTGCAAAGTCTTTGAGTGTGTCGGTATCCATTTGTTCGAGCTTGTCAAGCAGGACAAATCCGCATTCGGGATTGAGTTTGCGAACAATTGCCGTAGCAACACGAAGCTGTTCAGAACCGCTCATATTGTCCCACTTAAAACCGTTATATGTAAGCTCGCCTTTTTCAACCGATAAGCCGTCAAGAGGCAAGTTTGCGTTGTTGAGCATGTCATATTTTGTTTTGCGGATTTCTTCAAGCTGTGCCGTCATATCGGCGTACTTGCCGTAATATTCCTTTGCGTCCTCATCAGCTTTCGCTTTATCGAGGTTGGCTCTGACTTTGCGGTTAATTTCATCAATCTCGGTAATGTTTCTTTCAAGTTCTGCCGTGCTTTCATCGTGCAGTTCGGCAACGGTCTTTCTGCTCTGTTCAAGCTGTGCAAGCACTTTTGTAAGTTCGGAATTGTATTTTCTCAAATCCTCGTTAAGCCTGTTGATTTCGCTCTGCAAATTGTTGGCACGGCTTTCAAGGTTATCTTTTTCTGCTCTCAGACGGTTATTTTCACCGTTGCGTGCAAGAATTTCCTGCTGTTTATTGATAAGTTCAGAGGCTGATACAGGTTCATTCGGCACGCCTTCGTATTCGGGCATTTCGGCGGCAAACTTTTTCTTTTGGTCTGCAATCTGACCGATAGCACGGCGCTCGTTATACACCTGTGTTTCCTGCGTTTCAAGCTCGTAAACTCTGTTGCCTACACCGATAATCTGCAGGAGCGTGTCAGCCTTTTCCTTGCCGGTTGCATTCATAAATTTCGGCAGGTCAAGAGCAAAGTTACTGACAAATGCGTCAAGCAAAGCCTGTCCGCCTTTGTTGCCTGCGGTGTCAATTACTTTAAGACTGCTGTTCTTACCGCTACGCTCCACAACAATACCGTTTGAGAGCTTGATTTTAAGATGTGGCGGAATTGTTGAACCCTCACGGTACGGAGCAGACGGAGCGAAACGATTACCGCCGAGAGCCCACGCAATTGCGTCAAGAACAGATGTCTTGCCCTGTCCGTTTTTACCGCCCAACACGGTAAGTCCGTTTTCGGTCGGTTCATAAGCAACCGCCTTTACTCTTTTAACATTTTCGATTTCAAAAGCTGATATTTTTACTGACATATTAAAGTCCTCCTTGACAATTCGCTTAAAATTGTCTATCATTTAATTAAGGTATTTTTCTTTGTCCGTTGAGGCTTTGCAGAGCTTCAGCGGATTTTTCTTTGCAATTGCAATTAATATTTAACATTGATATAATCCAACACCCTTGCCCAGCCGTATCTTTCGCCTGTTTTATCATCTGTGCAGCAGTTATACATCCAATACTCCCACTCTTTAGGATTTTGCTCTTTAAGTAAGTCAAATCTATGAGGGCGCTTTTCCAAGTGCAAACCAAATCCGCACATTGAGCAACCTGTTCTTTGAGCTTTGGTTGTGTACAAAGTACCATCTTCTTGCCTCTCGATTTTTCCATATATTTCGGGAACAGGAACATTTAAATCAAGAGCAAGTTGCAAAATGTCCTGTCTGTTAAAAATCGCAAACGGTGCTGATCTGATTGTAGATTTACCAAAATAATTACAACCATTTATCATTAAGGATTTAGCTCTTCTTCCGCCTTCGGAAGCCATCAAGCCAAGATAAGGCACGCTGTTATGTTCTTTTGCCCAAGTGTTACAAGGCTTTTCTTTTAGATAATAGCAGCATTTTGATGACACTTTGAAATTTGGAATTTGGTAATTTGTACCCTCTTCATTGTTCGCATAACCGCCGAACTTTTCAAGCCATTTTTGCGACATTTTCATACGACTGTTTTTTTGATAACCGCCATAGGCCCCTGTTTCGCCTGTTACAATAGCGTGTCGAACAGTTTTGTTTTTTTCGGTCGGATTTGCAAGTAATTCAATCTTGGCGGCAATTTCTTTTGATAAGACAGGAAATCCAAACTCCTGAATTATATCCTGTTTAGTCCAGCGGTGTTCTTTTCCTGCACTGTCAACATACCGAACTGATGGCTTTAACCTTTCAATTCCGAGCTCTTTATGTATTTTTTGAATACTCGAATCTTCAAGATAAGAAACGCTGATTCCTGGGGCATGGATTCCGATCGACTTTAAAAAGATAAATAATGTAATGCTATCAAGACCGCCGACCGAAACGTGATAGTTTAATTCTCGTCTATCGCATTCTTCAGCAAATTCTCTCGCTCTGATAGTTGCATACTTAACTTTAAATTCATAATCCTGTTTTTGCTTAACAATGAAATCAGAGATTTTTCTCTGTCCGTCAATTCTTTCCATTCGTTCAAAAACATTTTCTTTCATTTCTTTACCCCCACACATTCAAAACCGAAGGATTCGGATTCAGGCGTTTCAAGGGCTTTGAGCTTGCGTTTTAGCTCTCTGTTTTCGTGCCTATAACCGCTTGACGCTGTTTTTTCAAGTGCAAGGTCCGTTCTTGCGTTTCTCAGCTCAATGCTGAGATGTCTGTTCTCTGCTCTGAGGCTCTCATTCTCCTTAAGCAGTTTTCTGCGTGTCGGGTAGTTTCTTAAATGCCACATTGTTAATGCTCCTTTATGTATTGTCTGATTTCTTCCTTATCAAATCGCCAAAGCTTTCCGATTTTGTGGGCAGGAAGAACGCCCCTTTGTGCAAGCCGTGTTGTGTAATCAACATTAAGTGCAAGCAACCGTGCCACATACGGCACATCAATTATCACCGGCACTTCATCCCAATTGATGATAGGTCTTTCTCTCGGCATATGTACACCTCCTTAATTTTCGTTGGTAATTTTGTCTGAAACGATTTCGACTGATTCAACATCAGCAACGCTGAGAGCCAGCTTGAGCAGTACAACCTCGCCGACCGTTCGTGTTATCTGATAGCTTGTAACATACGGAATTTCTGTTCCGTCAATTTCAAGAAGAAACCTGTCCTTTGTGTCAATAAGTTTAAGTTTTGCCATTTTCTCACCTGCTTTTCGATATTTTATTGCTTTACACGACCTTAAATGTTATGATTAACTATGAAAGGGGGCGTAAATATGAATGATATTTTATCGTGGTTGACTTTAATAATATCCGCAGTTTCAACCTTATGCACTTTGGTTCTGTCTTGGATATTATTTAAAAAGGAACAGAACAAAACCTATCTGAAAGAACGATATGAATTAGTGATTTTCCCCATATTCAACCTGCTTGAAGAACATTTGTACAAAAAGGAAATTACTTTTGAAATTAAACAAGCCGTTGAAAAATGCGAAGATATTATTGCCGATAATAAACTTATCGCAGGTGGAAAACTCAGCTATGTATTTTCTCTTCCATTAGATAAAATTAACTTTCAAAGCATTTCAAAATTAGTCGACAAAGAATATGACGATTGTTGTTCTGCTTTAGGAATTCCTTTAAGACCGTTAGATAAAAAGATGTATACATACAAAACACGAAACATAAAAGTTTTGATATTAGGAATTACTAAATATTCAATGCCATTTATTGCAATTTCACTATTATCAGCAATTTTGATTGCATTATTTGAATACTTCTTTCTTAAAGGATAACCTCTGCTTTGATAAGCATTGCTGTAATCAGCAGAAGTAAGATAATTGCGTTGAGAATAAACACTACAAACATTAAAAACTTGTTCAATTTTCATTCTCCTTTGCCCACTTAATCAGATCCATAATTTGAGCGTCGTGCTTATCAAGGTAGCTGTCTATTGTTTTATACAAATGGGCGGCTACTATTTTTATTGCTAATACTGCTGAAACAAAAGCTGTGCAAAGCATTAGCAGTCCTAAAATTATTATTACTTCCGTCTTTTCTTCACCTCCTAAGCTGATTTCTGCTGTTCGGCAAAGTTAGTTTCTGATAGCTTCTATGAAACAAGAAGGATTGTTAGTTCTTCCTAATAAGTAATCGGTTGAACAATTAAAAATATCAGCTAAACTCAAAAGTATATTAATAGGGATATTACCTTTTGTTTGCCAATTATAATAACTTTTACGTTCAATTTTTAACTTATTAGCAAGGTCTTCTTGTGTCATATTAGCTCTTGCTCTTTCGGCTTCAATATTTGGATATAAAAACAGCACTAATCTCACCTCCTTTATCGTGTTAAGCGAAAATACTCTTATTGCGTATTTACAAGCTAATTATATACGCAATAAGAGTATTTGTCAATATCTTTTACAAGTAAATTACGCACAAAGAGTATTGTAGATTTTTGTGCAATTACACTAAATGAATATTATTTTAATTATTCGCTTGACATTTTTACTCATTTAGAGTATTGTATTTATAACAAATAAATCGTTTTATTGGAGGGAAAAATATGCTTGGAGAAAAACTTAGAGAACTTAGAACAGAACTTAATCTTAATATGAAACAAGCTTCCGAAAAATTAGGGATCTCATACACAACTTACGTTGGCTATGAAAAAAATGAAAGGGAACCAAACTCTGAAACTTTAATCAAATTAGCTGATTTTTATAAATGTTCTGTCGATTATTTAATAGGAAAAACTATAAGACTAAATTTTATTCCACATGAAATCGAAGAAGCTGAAATTAAATGCCCTTTGTGTGATTATGACTATGTCCATTTTATTAGAGTTTTATCGGTAAATTTCTCACAAGAAAAAAGTAGCGGAATGGCTATGGAATTTTTATGCGAGGATGGGCACAAATTTTATATTGTTGTTGAAACATACAAAGGTAATACATATATGGTAAATGTAGATGACAATAACAATATTTTAGGGTACACCTCGTTTATTAATAGTAACTCAGACGACAAAACAAACATTCACAAAGAAAAACTAATTACTAACTATGCGGCATTAAATAATTTTGGAAAAAATAAACTTCTCGAATATTCAAATGATTTAATATGTAGTGGTAATTACAATAAAGTTTACAAAATAAAAACTGCCGCCCGAGACGGAAGTTTTAAGGAAACAACCGTTACAGACGACGATTTTAATAAACTTATGGATTTGCCTGATGTTGATGACTTAAAATAAAGTCTTGAAATTTTTTGTAAACTTCCCGTTCAAGCGGAGCAATTAAAAACTTGTTCCGCTTGTAGAGCTCCTGCATTCGTTGCCAGCGATATTCCGCTGCAGTTTGACTTATATCACAGAGCTGAGATATTTCGTCAGCACTTTTGACCTTTAATCCCCACAACACACAAGCCGGAGCAAGTAGCCTGCTTGCAAATACATTTGCTTCCTGTTCAATGGGATTGTCATTTGGCGAGATTTCTCGGTTGATAAGTTTATATTTTCCTACATGACCAAGCAGTATATGTCCGAGTTCGTGTGCAATGGTAAAGCGTTTCCGCTGTCGATTGCAATCTTGTCGTACAAATATGATAGGTTGATTGTTAATAACGGTACACTTACCGTCATTGTCTTGCTCTAATTTGTCATAATATTTTACTGTAATGCCGAGTTTGTAACACAGCTCAACAATATTAACGGGGAGTTCTCGGACATTTTCTTTCAACAGGATTTCCCATGACATATTTCGAGACTTCTGATACTTTTTATAATCCATAAAAATCACCTCGTAACTATTATGGATTACAAAAATAAATTTACAGCAAGAAAGCAATAACAAAATAAAATGACCGCTCACAGCTGGCATAAAACTACTTTAACTGTTCAGTTACAAAATTTTAACAATAAGCATATTTCAGTTGACAAATCTTGTGTTATATCCTATAATGTTAACATAATAAAATTATCAACTGGAGGTTTTCTATGCCAAATGCAGTCACAGACAAAAAGGTAATTTCTAAAGTAGGTAAAAATGATTTTATACAGATGGGGTTAGCTATTGAAGAAGCTGATATATTAGCTCTTTCATACATAAAAGACACCAAAATGCTAAATGTTGCAAGCGCCATTCCATTTCATCAAACCATAGTTAATTTTGCAATAGACCTTGTGTTGGAAAGGAAATGTGACGAGGGCCTTATCAAATATAACTATCGCTATGAATATAATAAGGCGAGAAATTGCAAACATATTGAGTTAATAAAGAATGATATGTTAATTACACATTGTTCGGGGAATAATAGTGATTTTCCAAGAAGAGCAAAATACAGGGAGAGACTTTGTACAAATCAACTTTCGCTTTTCGAAGAAACAAACTCTGATGTTATGTACTGCATTTTAATGCACTCCTCTCAATTACAATTAGGACACAAACCTATTATAGCTATAGGCGTTCCTGACTCTACATGCAATAAATGGTGTAACTATATACCATTGAATTCTCTTTCTGGTATTGTACCTTTAGATGTCAAGCAAACTGAACCAGACATTGAAAAATTCCACTTTGCTATGAAAGAAAGATTAAAAAAATCGGAAATAGGGTGATATTGTGAGTAGCGGTGTACAAATCAATCCGCACAAATTAACAGAAGCGCGACAAGCTCGTGCTCTTAATATTTCAAAATTAGCTGAATTAGTTGGTGTAACAAGGCAAGCTATATCAAAATATGAGCAAGGCTCTTCTAAGGTAAGCGTAGATGTTTTAAACAAACTTTCTTCGGTTTTGGAATTTCCTGTTAGCTTTTTTTATAAACCTGACAATGATATATCATATTCTCAAAGCACAGTATTTTACAGAAGTTTTAAAACTTCTGAAGAAACTGTTAGGAGTATGATAAGAATTAAATGCAACTGGACTTATAATGTTTATTCATATCTCAACAGCAGAGTTACTATGCCGACACTTAACTTACCAAATTTAGATTTGTTGCTAAATCAAGGAGAGCTTACGCTTGATTCTATACAAAATATTGCTAACGCTTTAAGAAACTATTGGAATTTAGGTAACGGACCTATTCTAAACTTAACTAATGTTTTGGAACGAAACGGAATTATTGTATCTGGAGGAAACATTACGGCAACAAAAACAGATGCCTGTTCAGAAGTACTCTATGGTGTTCCTGTTATATTTTATGACAAAACATTGAAATCTTCTTGTCGAATCAGATTCAGCCTTGCTCATGAGCTCGGTCATATTTTATTGCATAGTTATGTAACAAATGAAGATCTAAAAAATAAAGATTTCTTGGACAAAATAGAAAAAGAAGCAAATACCTTTGCTTCTTGCTTTTTACTACCGAGAGAATCGTTTATTTTGGATGTTAATGCCCTCTCTCTAGAGTATTTTATGTTACTGAAAGAAAAGTGGAAAGTATCCATTTCTGCTTTAATATATCGTTGTAAGGAATTAGAATTGATTGACAACAATCTAAATTTATCTTTGCGAAAGAGAATATCAGCAAAACGTTGGAACAAAATAGAACCATTAGATGATACTATTCCTTACGAAAATCCACAACTTTTTAAACAAGCCCTGGAATTCATTATCCAAAATTCAAATACAAAAAAAGGCGATATTTTATTTTATTTTTCTTATAATCAAAAAGATTTATCCGATATTGTAGGATGTGACAAAAACTTTTGGAACGATGATATAGAGAAGCCTTTACAATTTTCATTGATTTACTAATAAATACAAGCAAACAACAACATCTAGTACATATAACTAAATAAAAATCCGCCCTGCTCGACTGGTCCTCGAACAGAGCGGAATCACCTACACAGGGTGCAGATGACGCAATTAAACGCAAGATAATTGTATCACAATCCCTTGTGTTTTTCAAGTAATTTAAAGCACAAGGGATTTTTGCACCCTTTTTTAAGCAAAAGGAGTGTATAAAATGAAAAAACGCAAAGACGGGCGCTATCAGAAGAACATCTATATCGGACGAGATGAAAACGGTAAACGAAAGTACAAATCCGTATGTGGCACATCACGAAAAGAGGTTGAAACGCTTGCCGCCGAATTAAAACAAAAACTCGGCAAAGGCATAGATATCTCATCAGATGATACATACGGATGTTGGAAAAAACGCTGGCTAACGGTTCAGAGGTCACTGCAAACACCACAGCAATACAAAACGCTTGAACGGTATCTCAAACATTTTACAGAACTTGAACCTTACAAAATTAACAAGCTGACAATTGCCGACTTTCAGGAAATCGTGTTTGACTTAGCCGCTAAGAACCCAACAACAGGCAAACCCACAGCGAAAAAATCGCTGAAGGAGTTCATCGCAACCGCAAGCCGAGTGTTTGAGTATGCTATTGAAAACCGAGCTATCGACTTCAACCCACTGAAATATGTCAAAATATCAAAGAACGCGGCAAAGAAAAAAGAACGCAGAGCCTTGTCACCTGAAGAGCAAAAGCTAATAATCAACACTCCGCACAGAGGAAGATTGCCGGCAATGATTATGTTGCTTGCAGGACTGCGAAGAGGTGAATGCCTCGGCTTGCAATGGGCGGATATTGACTTGAAACGCAACAAAATAAATGTTCATCAGACTTTGGTTCTTGACGGAAACAATTCTTATATAAAAGCAGGAGCGAAAACAGAAGCAGGTGTCCGCAAGGTTGATATTCCGACCGTTCTGTCAGACTATCTGAAAAGCCTTGCACCCCACTCCCCATTTGATTATGTAGTCACAACCACCAAAGGCAAACTTATGACAAATTCAGCGTGGCGTAGATTGTGGGAGAGTTACATCAATTGCCTAAACCTCGAAGCATTCAATTCACAGCAAGGCAAAATTGTCGGCATTGCTCCACGCAGTAAATACTGCCCCGACGGTATTCCGCAGGTCATAGAACCGTTTACAGCTCATTGTCTTAGACACACCCACGCAACAAATCTTTTCTATTCGGGCTATGATATTCTCTACATTCAACACCAGTTAGGGCATACCAAACCCGAAACCACCTTGAACATTTACACGCATTTAATGCAAGATGATACTGAAGCACCTGCGAAAAAACTTGATGATTTTCTCAATCGTAAAATAAGCTAAAAAATAAATGCAAGGCAAATGTTAGGCAACTGAACTTGAAAAGTCCGATAAACACTAAGCTTTTCACACATTTATTAAGTGGTTTGGGACCAAGATGCCGCAGGTTCAAGTCCTGTCACCTCGACCAAAAAAGGTGGTTTTTAACCGCCTTTTATTTTTTGCCAAAATTACTTAAAATGCCTTAAAAGTGGCTTAAACACTGGGTTTTTGAGATTTCAAAAATTCAGTTGAGTAATTTTGAATTAAGTTAAAACAAGATAAAATGCAGTCAAACTTACTGTCAAACTTACTGTCATTTTAGTTTGCCTGCCGATTT